TCGCAATGGAGCGAATCTGCGTCGTCGGACTCGGCAAAGTCGGGCGTCCCATCCTCGGCATGCTTCGGGATAAGGGCTTCCGAGCCTTCGGTTACGATCATATCCCCAAGGATTCCGAGGTGAGTCTCGAACAGGCGGTGGATCGGACGGACGCCGCAATCTTCATTGTGCCAACCCCATCGAAGGAAGACGGGTCCTTCTCGAACGATTGTCTGCTCGACGCCCTCGGCAAGTTCAAACGCTCGATTGCCATGAAGTCGGACTATCTGTACATCATCACCAGCACCACGACGCCGGGAAGCTGCGACCAGTTCCGAGAGATTGTCGGCGACAACGTGGTCTACAAGCCGGAATTCATTCGCCTGGAATACGTCGAAGCCGACCTCCGAGCACCGTCCTTTGTGCTAATCGGCGAGCATCGAAAAGAAGCCGGAGACCGAGTCGAGAGAATCTACGAGAAGATTTCGGATGCCCCGGTCAAACGGATGTCGCTTATCGAGGCCGAACTTGCCAAGATCACGCTCAATTGTGCGCTAACCATGAAGATTTCACTTGCGAATCAACTGCATCTCGTGGCCCGGAAACTTGGGGCCGATTCCGCAAAGATTATGGATGCAGTCGGAACCGATCCTCGGATTAACAATCGGTATCTCAAACCTGGATGGCCCTACGCGGGACCTTGTCTCGATAGGGATAATCGGATGTTTCAGTACGTTGCCGAACAAGTGGGAATCGAAGCGCATCTTTCGATAGCCGCCGATTCGATCAATGCGATGATCTATGACGAAGATTTCTGAGATCGAAGCCTACTGGAACGCCAGCCCTTGCAACATTCGACATGGCGAAGGCGAAGTCGGAACCGCCTTTTGGTCGCATGGAGTATCGGAGCGCCGGTATTTCGTCGAATCGCATATCCCTGCCTTCGCGGATTTCAAAAGGTGGGATGGGAAGAAAGTTCTCGAAATAGGTGCGGGAATCGGCACCGATACGTTACAGTTCGCGAAAGCCGGTGCTTTAGTCGATGCCGTGGAACTATCGAGCCGTAGCCGAATCATCGCCATGCAACGGTTCGATGTGGAAGGACTCGGGCATCTTATTTCCATCAACCGGGTTAATTTCTACTTGGCCGACGCGGAGAAGTTCCTTCCTGATGGACCGTATGATTTGATTTATTCGTTTGGGGTCCTGCATCACACGCCGCGCCCGGAAATGGTATTGACGAAAGCGGCTCGACGCCTCGCTCCGGGCGGCGAACTTCGAGTCATGCTCTACGCTCGATGGAGTCTCAAACATCTGCTAGGGATTCAGCCGGAAGCGCAGGCGGGATGTCCGCTGGTTCGCTGGTACTCGGAACGCTCTGCGCGGCATCTCCTCGAATCATGCGGGTTTCGAGTCTTATCGATTCGAAAGGTTCACATTTTCCCGTGGCGTATCAAGGATTACGTCCAATACCGATATGTAAAGGCGTTTCCTTGGAACGTGACTCCCGACTGGCTCTTTCGGAAACTAGAACTCCATATCGGTCACCACCTTCTTATCCGTGCGGTGAAAGTGTGAAAGCCGCCGTTGTCGTCACCACGATCCACGACTGTTCGGTTCTCCTCGACGGCTATCTCCGAAACTTCGCTAAGTTCGGGCGTGAAGCGACAATCTTCTTAATCCCTGATCGCAAAACTCCCGCATTTAACATTCCAAAAGGCGTGCTTTGCCCAGAACTCACGACTCAGTTTGATTTCCTAAATGACAGTGGATTCCGCTCGCACGATATTCCAGAGAACTCCGACAATCGGCGCAATGTCGGCTATCTGATGGCGCTTGCCGATGGAGCGGAAATGGTCGTGTCCATCGACGATGATAACTACTGCCCGGAGGATCAGGACTTCATCGGGGAACACTCAGCTTCGATGTGGAAGTACAGTCGGGCAAGAAGCACAGAGGGAGGCTGGTACAACAACTGCTGGACTCTGCAAAATGCAGAAAGATTCTACCCGAGGGGATTCCCGTACTTCGCAAGACAGGAAAAATTCTTCACTGAGGAAATCATCGAGCCTGTGGAAGTTAAGATCAATGCGGGAATGTGGCTCGGCGATCCAGACTTCGATGCAATGACTTGGACACAGAAGCCAAGCCTGCCGATAAGTTTTAGGGGAAGTGCTGTACTGGCTCATAATACGTGGTGCCCGATCAACTCACAGAATACAGCGGTGCATCGGGATTTGATGGGCGCGTACTACTTCGTGCGCATGACCTCGATGATGGATCGCTTCGGTGACATCTTCCAGGGATATTTCGCTCTCAAAGTGGCAAAGCATATGGGCTGGACAGTTCGGTTTGGATCGCCGGTGGTCACACATCGCCGGAACTCCCATGTCTACCTAAAGGATGTACAGAAGGAAATCGAGCCGATCCTACTCCTCGAAGAACTGCTCCCGAAACTCATAGAAACGAAATTGACCGGCACGACGGTCGAGGAAGCGTATTTGTCTCTTTCGGACTTTGTCGAAAGCCAAGCATCGCCATTTTATTCCGAAACGGCTAGACTGATGCGCATGTGGTCACAAGCCGTAAAGAGGATCGGATGAAATATATATGACGGACAAAGAAATCGTTGCCGATATGCTTAATCGTGCTGGAATAAAGATTCGACCATTAGAAGAATGCTTTTCAAAAACTCGCGATGATGATGGCAGTGGGACGATAGAGATTTTAGAGAAACGGGATACAGGAGAACAATGGATTAGATTCAACTTCAATCCAGACGGAAGCCTGGAAAGCATTGATGGAAGGGATTCCTAGATGGCAAAAGTCATCCTAGCTGGCGGTCCATCGTTCGCGCTCTTTAATCCGTCGCTCCATGCCTCGCTCGGATTACTTTACTTGGCTGCATCGCTCCGCGAAGCAGGCCACGAAGTCAAAATCATCGACTGCCACCGTATCTCGACATTCGACGCCTTGGAAAATAAACTTAAGGTCGATCCTGATCTCATGGAGCCGTGCGATATTCTTGGCGTCTCGATTGTTACTCCGAATGCCGAGTTTGGAGGTCAACTTGCCGCCCTATGGCCTGCCAAGGTCAAGGTAGCCGGTGGGCCGCATGTGACGTACATCATCGAAGGTCCCCACGCTCAATTCAAACAGAAGAAATATTTCGAAGGTTTCGATTTCCTGATGACCGGAGAGTGCGAGGAATCCTTCGTCCAGTTCTGTACGACTTGGGAGATGGGCGAAGATGTAACCAAAGTTCCGGGCGTGACTTGGTTCGGTCCGTTCGGAATGCAACATAATCCCTCTGCGCCGCTTCCCGATGTTACGAAGATGCCTACTCCCGCTTACGACCTTTGGACCAATTATTCGAAGGGAGGACTACAAGTTGCCTCAATCCACGGACAATCTATCGATGCTGCTGAAAGAACTATTGGGTCCCTATGGACAGCGAGAGGATGCCCGTATGGTTGCTCTTTTTGCGCGGATGCTAGGACCAAACTACGGGAAGAAACGTTCGCCCAAATCGAAGCGGAAGTGAAGGCCCTTGCCGAAATCGGAGTGACGGCGCTTCGGATTTGGGACGATGTTTTAACCATCAAGGCCAAGCGATGTCGGGAATTAGCTGCTCTTTTCCACGACTACGGGATGCTGTGGCGGGGATGGAGCCGGGTCAATCTGTTCGACTCGGAACTGTTCAAGGACCTAGCTCGCCTCGGTTGCACCGAACTCGGGTTCGGAGTCGAGCACGGCTCGGCCCGAATGCTGAAAGCCATGAACAAGGGCACGACGCCCGAAGCGAACACCCGGGGGATTAAACTTTGCCAGGATGCCGGAATCTCGGCACGGGCTTATCTTCTGATCGGATTTCCGGGGGAAACTTGGGGATCGATTCAGGAAATGCAGGACTGGCTGGACACCTGCCGACCGGATGCCGCCAGTTTGCATATGTTCCAGCCGTATCCTGGATGTGAAGTGTGGAACACGCCCGAAAAATTCGGGGTTTCTATCCCACCGGATAAGTTCTCTATGATGTGGGAATTGATGGATGACGACCCGAAAACGACGGTTCTAGACTTACCGACAATGACTACAGCAGAACTTTTCCAAGCACGTAAGAATCTGCACAACTGGATCACGGATAATATCTCTCTCCGGCTTGCGACCCGATGACGACGAAGCCCCTTGGCCGAAAAAACTATGGCAGCATTCCGCATCTTCCGGACAGCCGAATGGGACCAGGGGACCACCATTGCCACGAAGGACAGGAAGAAATTTGCACGAATCGGTTACGGGACCGTCACGATCTTGTAATCTGCACGGAGAAACTTGACGGTTCGAACGTCGGCGTAGCAAGAATCGGAGATGATATTTTGGCTCTTGGCCGTGCCGGGTATCTCGCTCAAACTTCCAAGTTCATACAGCATCAATGGTTTGCTGATTGGGTTAGAAAGAATGAGGATCGTTTTCGGTCTGCGCTACAGCCCGGCCAGCGTATTGTCGGAGAATGGCTTGCTCAAGCGCACGGCACTAGATATAAACTCACGCATGAGCCATTCGTAGTATTCGATCTCATGGAAGATGACCGGCGCTTGCCCTACTCGGCCATCGAACAGCTACAAGATCGTTTTGTGCTCGCGCATGTGATCCAGAAGGGCGGTCCTATTTGTGTAGGACTTGGATTTGAAGAATTGGAGCGTGGCGGAAGAAACGGATTTCATGGGGCCATTGATCCGGTTGAAGGGATGGTATGGAGGATTGAGCGTAAAGGTGAATTCGATTTCATGGCGAAGTTCGTTCGTCCGACTAAAGTTGACGGAGCCTATCTACCGGAAGTTTCTGGCCTTGATCCTGTATGGAATTGGACGCCATGAAACTGAGTATCATCTGTGCAGGCCGAAACGATGGGCATTGCGGAGACTTCATCGACCGGATGAACTGCTCCTTCGAAACGCTTCCATCCGATGCCGAAATCATCATGGTCGAATGGAATCCTCCCGAGGATCGGCCTCCGCTTGCCTCGACGATCCGGCGACGGGGCGTTCGGGTTATTACCGTTTCACGGGAATTGCACAATCAGATGCATGGGCATGACTGGCTTCCGTTCTTCGAATATCGGGCCAAGAATGTCGGCATTCGGAGGGCGCACGGCAACTGGATTTTATCGATGAATCCCGACATCATTTTAGGGCAGGAAATGCTCGAACGTCTCGGGTACGACTTCGATTACCATTGCTGCTACGAGGCTCCGAGACATGATATCAAAGACGGGAAACTCGTTCAGATTACAAGTGGGCCGGGAGACTTCGTTCTGATGCATCGGGACAAGTGGTTCGACCTCCGAGGGTATCTCGATATTGTCAGTTATTCGCATATCGATTCGCTGCTTATATGGAATGCGGAGTCTATGGGCATTCCAAAGGTCGAACTTCCCTGCCCGATCTTCCATCAGGAGCACGACCGTTCGGTTCACAAGGGCAGAATGACGATTCATTCCTCGGACATCCACTATTTCGTTGGGCAAAAGAATGACGAGGATTGGGGACTCGCCAACCTCGACTTAGCGGAGACATTGACTTGAAAACAATACCGCTAACGCAAAACAAAGTAGCTCTGGTAGATGACTGTGATTTCGGATATCTGTCTCGATTCAAGTGGTATGCATGGAAGGACAAGAAAGCGAATACGTTTTATGCTCGTTGTCATGTGCGTGGTACTCATACCAAGCTCTACATGCATAGGCTCGTACTTCCGGGAGTTGGAGAAGTCGATCACATCAATCGGAACGGATTGGACAACCGCCTACTTAATCTACGGTCTGCCACTCGCAGCCAACAAATGCAAAATACACGTAGAAGGAGCGACAATCTCAGTGGATTCAAAGGAGTCGTCCGATCTAGGCATGGAGACAAGTGGTATGCTGCAATTGGTGGACGAGGCAAGCGAAAAAGGCTCGGCACCTTCATAACGAGAGAAGATGCAGCGAGGGCATATGACGATGCAGCATTTCAATTGTATGGATCATTCGCCAATCTTAATTTCCCAGAGGAGAAATTATCCTGAAAACTGGACTCGTTTACCCATGCGTTGCTGCTCTCTGCGAGAAAATGGCGGCTATCTTTCCCGGCCTGACCGTCATCGGACCTCCGTGCGATGCCCTATACAGTTGGGACAAGAGAATCTTGAATCTGGCAAAAGCGAAGGACAGAGTGAAAGAGTGGCAGGAAGTCGGGCTTGATCTTCATTTCGAGGAAAAGCCGTACTCGGAGTGCGATTTCTCGAAGTTCGATCTCCTGATCGAGTCGGTCGAGACCTTCAATTATTCGGCGGATTGGAAGAACAACCACTGTACCCGAGTCGAATGCCCAATCCTGGTTTTCGTTTGCTGGTACGACAATCCCTACTATCTCCCGGAAAAGTACCTCGAAAAGATCAAGAATCTGCCCATCCGAATAGGGATGCCGTCCACGGTTGCCAAATGGAAAGAAGTCTATCCCCAAGCCGAATTTGCTCCGGTGCCGGTCGGCGATTGGTTCTTCGAGCGCGAATGGACAGGCAGTCGGGAAGAAGCGCTATTCGTTCTCGCCGGGAAGGACCTGTGGCGACCGCTCGACAAGTCGGTTTGCGGGATCGATCTATTCGAGAAATTAAGTGAACGGTTTCCGGGCCGCATCCATCACCACGACGGGGCGACTGAATTTAAGACCGCGAAGCAGATGGCCGAAATGTACAGCGAGTATCGGGTATTCCTGAATCTCGATAACAGTGCCGGGAGACCGCTATCGACTTCCTTCACGGAGGCTTTGGCAGCCGGTATGCCGGTTGTGGCTCGGGACCTACCGGGACTCAACTACAAGGATTACATCAACGGAAACGGAACCTACACAGAGAATTTCGATACAATGTGCGATTTCATCGATAATTGTTTTTCGAGTATTGGATTCGCCAGGACATGTAGCATGTACAGTCGAGCCATCGCTCGGGCGGCATTCTCGGTGGCGAATGTTCGGCCCTACTACGAAATCGGAAGGTCGGTATGACCGACGAGCAGGATAGCCTAAAGGAACTGTACGAACACGCAATCGAGGAATGGGAGTCCGGCAAGACCCTCGATGAGATCGGCGAAAAGTATGGGTTTACAGCCAGCACTGTTCTGCATATCCTTCAATATTTGGGCGTGCCCAAAGTGAAAGGTAAGTCGGAATGAGATACATTCAACTGACCAAAGAGAAGTCGGCAATCGTGGACGATGAAGATTTCGAGTGGCTGAATCAATGGAAATGGACTGCCGACAAAGGTTATAAGACTTGGTATGCGGTTCGATCAATCAAAAAGGATGGTAAGTGGACACACGTCCGAATGCACGTCGTAATCCTCGCTGGATGTGACCGGGTTGACCATAAAGACGGGAATGGACTCAATAATCAGAAAGAAAACCTACGGCCAGCCACGCATCGACAGAACCTAGTCAATTCTAGTCGTCTCCCAGGAGAGAGTGGTCTTGTTGGTGTTGATTTTATTAATCCCAAATGGCGTGCTCGAATTACGATAGATGGTGTCAATCATCACATCGGGATGTTCGATTCAAAGGAACAGGCAGCGCGGGCCTATGATGATTGCGCCAAGAAATTCAATGCCGAATTTGCGAGGACGAATTTCCGATGATTTCACTCCTCTTGCCAACTCGTAAGCGCCCAAAGCAACTTACCCGAATGATGGATTCGGTAGAAAACACGGCCAAAAATAAAGTCGAAATCGTTTGCTATATCGACGATGACGATAGTTCCTATCCAGAAGAAGTTAAGCGACGGATCGACAAAATCGTAATCGGTCCACGCATTCGAGCCATAACTGCCGCTTGGAATGAATGTTTCGACGCTTGCACAGGCAGTGTCGTATGTCAGGCGAATGACGATATGGTCTTCACAACAAAAGGGTGGGACATTATCATCGAAAAGGCATTCGCTGAGGTCCCGGACAAGATCATGCTCTGCCATGGATCGGACGTGTTCGGGCATGGCAGTAATTTCGGTCCCCATTCCTTCGTCCACCGGAAATGGGTCGAGTGTCTCGGTTACTTTATTCCGCCATACTTCTCCTCGGATTTCGGTGATGGTTGGATTAATGAACTAGCAAATCTGATTGGACGCCGTCGCTATCTGCCATTCAATATCGAGCATCATCATTTCTCGCAAGGGATGGCCGAGATCGATGAGAATACCGCCGACCGATTACAACGGCACCGGGAGGATGACCCCGACACTCTATACTATAGCCCGGCAATGCAAGCCGAACGGCAGCGTGACGCTCAGAAACTCGCAAAACTAATGGATAAGCGGCAGGACACAAAGGGCTGGTGCCCACCGCACAGCAATATCCGAAGCGCCGGGATGTGCCCGAAGTGCGAGAGTCTATCAACCGTGGCGGTCGGAGTGGGGAAGTTCCATTGCAATTGTTGTTCATACCTATTTACGAGGTAGCAATGCCTAGACTAAGCACAAAGAACAAATGCCCTCATTGCGAAGGCATGAAATGTTGGTATGCCAAAACGTGTAGGACATGTAGGGATAAAATCCGTATAGGTTGGAACGGACCAAAATGGAGTCAAAAGCTCGGGCCAATATCACTTACCAAACACGGCCATAACAACGCATCCGGTAAAAGTCCGACATACAGATCGTGGAATGCAATGATCCAGCGTTGTAGAAATGAGAATTCTAAGGAGTATTACAACTATGGAGGCCGGGGAATTAAAGTCTGCGAAAGATGGTTTAAATTTGAACATTTTTTGGCTGATATGGGCGAACGTCCAACTGGACTTGGGCGCGGCTTTACCTTAGACCGTTATCCGAATCAGAATGGAAACTACGAACCAGGAAATTGCCGATGGGCTACATGGACCGAGCAAATGAACAACAGCAGGAGAAATATCCGAGTTGAATTCCAGGGTCAAAATCTGACTTTAGGAGAATGGGCCAGAGAACTTAATGTCGATTACAAATCTCTACAGAGGCAACATAGCGCGGGGAAGTGGCCGACATGAAGTGGGAGATTTTGATATTAACAATGCCCACTCGCTATGAATTTCTACGGCGTTTAATGATGTGTCTCGCCCCCCAATGCTCCGGTAATCCGAATATTTCGGTCAGGATTCGTACCTGCGATCCTAAATATACTTTGGGCGAAAACCGCGATATGTTGAGAAGGGCGTCGGAAGCACATTATTGTTCATTTTGTGACGATGACGATTTAGTATCTACCGACTATATATCTTCGATTCTTCCGCTAATGGACGGCGTAGATTATATCGGCCATAATTTGCAGTGTTATGTGGACGGCGAACCTCTTGGAAAAGTGACCCGTCATTCGTTGGTTTATAGGGGGTGGTATGAAACTGATGAATTCTATGCACGGGACATTTCACACATAAACCCGATGCGTCGAGACTTAGCCCTCTTAGAGCCGATAGAGGGCGGTCACGGGGAAGATCAACGGTGGGCCGACCGGATGCGTGCTCGGGACGTTCTGAGAACGGAACACTATGTAGATCGCGTGCTGTACCACTACTACTTCCGAACCCGAAAGAACATGGGTAAGCCATGCCCGAAATGCGGTAGTACGTCCACGGTGCTCGTCGGCGAAGGGACGGTATGCAACGCCTGCTCGCTCTCGTTCGACCGGCATCCCGAGCAAAAATCTTGTCTTTGGACCTAAAATCGGTATAATCGGGCCATCGAAGCAAGGCTAGGGATACGGGAGCGGTGCAGGGCCAGACCGCTCTCGTATTTCAAGCTTTCCAGGCTATGTATCCGAGAAGCAGAAGTTCAGCGAGCATCGACAAAAGCATTATCGCCCTGTAGTTCCGGTCAATCCAAGCAGAAAAGCCAGTAGCAGAAGTATTCCCGCGCTCGATAGTGTCACCCATGCCGATTGCTGCCTCCCGGTGCCCCGCATTACTCCTCCAATAGAGGGAAGTCGGTTCCGTTAGAAGTGAAAAAGTCACACCGAAAATTTGGGGATACCCCGTTCTTGTCGGTCTCTTCATCTCGGAATATTTCGCAAGTATGGAACTTGTCGATCACGCGCTCGAAAAAGTGCTGGCAATTTTGGCATTTTTCTTCGCCTTCGGCTTCCCGGTACGACACTTCCTCGGCGTCAAACTTAACGGGACGCGATTGCATCAATCTTTCGTAGAAATTCTTGCTCACGGTTGCCATAATTGATTAGCCTCGCGAATATCGGTGAAGGAGTAAAAACGTTATCGGCAATCGCTTCTCCGTAGTGGGCAAGCACTGCGTTGATCGACTGCATGACATATGGACCAAGTTCCACGCCTTCGATGATTTCGGGAGGCGGTGGAGTCCAAATCTGACTCCGGCCCATATCGAAAATCTTCCGGTGCGGATCAAAAGCCAGAGCGACCGGCGCGGCGGATAGGAACTGCATGAACCTTCGGCGAGAGAGTTCCATTTAGCGAGCATCCTTTTGCATTTCTTGTCTGATAATTTTTCGTATATGCTCATCGAGCTTTTGATCGGTAAGTTTTTCGAGTTGGATAATGACGTGCTTATGGAGAATTTCGTGAACTATTTTGCGCAATTCATCCATGAGAGCGACCTCCTGCATTTTCAGTGAACCTCAGTCGGTGGGATTTCGACATCGGATGGTCTCATTCGAGCTTTCGCTTCGATAGCCGCAATTTCTTCTTCGGAGAGTTCGAGTGCCGGAAGGGGCGGAAGTCCGAACTTAGCCCCGCAGCTCCCGCAGTAAACGTCGTCCGGCGCTCCCGGCTTACCGCAGCTACATGTCTTTCCGGCAATGAGTCGGCTGCCATCGTTTCGGCAGAAGGCATCCCCGGCTTTCGGAATGCGGTCGCATGTTGGGCATACGAGATTGCCGATCCCGGCAGGTTTCTGTATGATCGGAGCCTTTATCAGTTCTCGTACCCAACTATGGCATCCGCACCTGCACTGATGGTCTGTGCAAGATTCATGGTGACCAGACATACACATTTCCGCAAAACCTGGCATCAGATATACCTTTGTGCGTTTCTTCGATTATTGCAAGTTCGGCAGTACCTTCTACCATTGGCAGTAATCCTAAGATTTTCTCCACACATAGCATGCCCAGATTTACAGTGTGTCCAAGGTGGAGAACTGCGGTGCCTTCCTTTCGTTACACAATCCCGCATATTGTCTGTATGCGTCCCAATAAAAAGATGTTTTGGATTAAAACAAGCCGGATTATCGCAGCGATGGAGGACGTGGAGATCGGACTCTAAATCAAATTTCAAATAACAATGGGCTGAAATTCGATGTACGTATTCAGGTTTACCTAGATAGGACATAGTGCCATAGCCGTGATTATTGCGGTGTCCAGTCCAGTTCCAGCAACCAGTCTTCTCATCATAGCGGTTATTAGTTATAAAACATGTGCTTTTCTGTCGGATTGCGCCTTTAACTCCTCCCATTTTCAACCTCGGGAATTGTACGGCCCCATCTTTTGAGGGCAGCGGATCGAGCTTTGGCTTTATTTGCAGCCGATTTCTTCGGACTGGATACGCGTCCACCGGCTGCACCCCGACACCCGAGACAGGGAATTCGGCGATTGTGGATTTCGCAAATTTCGGGGTCGCTCATTGGTTGGGCATGATACTCTTTGTTGGGCTTGCATTCAAGTTGGGAATAGGCGTATCTTTCTCCCGATGCCAGAGCTTCCGACCTGCGGAAACTTTCTAGCCGGAACGTGTGAACGATCTTCGGTTTACGTGTCCCGAGAAACCGATACTGCTTTCGTTTTGACCTGCCGAACCTGTAAATCCATAGCTGTGTGGCCGAAGGACAAGGATGAAAATTCGGGACGCTATAATGCGTGGCTCAAAAAGGTAGCCGCTAGGGAAGCACAAATTCGATACGAGTCTAGCCGACCAGAATATTCATTTCCGACCAGTGGAGGAAAATGACGTGGCAATGACAGCCGAGGCACGCGCTCTACAATCCGCAAAGATGAAGGAAAGTTGGATCAAACGCAAGTCCGAAAAGCAGCAAGTTCCTGCCGATCCTGCTCTCCGAGAAGCGATGGCAAAAGTCCCAATGAATGCGCCTCTCGAACGTGGAACGATAGTTGCCGAAGTGAAGGACGAAGTGATTCCGACCGAAGCTCTCCCGGTATATCCCGTATCCCATTTCGTCGATCACATCACCATCGAAGTCGATTGGGAACACATTCCGATGAACGAAGGGCAGCAATTCTACGCGCATCTGAAATCGGAATTCGAGAACGCCGGTAAAATCCTGAATGCGCGGTCGATGCAGAGAACTTCCGGGTACGATTGTTTTATGTGTGGCAAGCATTTCGAGGGCCAGCCGAAGTATACCGACCACAGTTATAAAGACCCGACAACCGGCTTAGTTCCAACAATATACTGCTGCGGCGAGCATTGCGTGATTCTTTTTAATGCAAAAGTCATCCAAGAACGACATCAGCGCGAACTAGCTCGTGCTGCCGCCGAACGGGAAAATGCCTAAGATTTACGACCCAACTTGGCTGGATCGTTCTCGCACGTTGCTATCGCGTCTACCAATTAAGAATCGGCAGACTCATGCCATGACCCAATTTACTTTCTTTCCAAGTCAGGAGAGAAGGTTGCAAAAAATGCGCGAACAATGGAGGCGTGAGGGACACATTCGTATTATTGATTTGAAAGCTAGGCGTGTCGGATTTTCTTCGCAGACAACAGGGCTACTTTGGTGCCGTGGACTTGGCTTTCCGAATATGAATATGAAGATTGTCGCGCATCTCGCTCCGAGCGCGGAAGAATTATTTCGAGTGCCGAGCGATCTTTCTAGGGGATTCCCCCAATTTCCTCTAGAGGACATCCAACAAAAGAAAATTTATTTTAGACATAGCAATGGCGATAGCCATTTGACCATTGCTACAGCCGGAACCCCGGCTGCTGGTCGTGGGGGAACGCTCTCGGGATTGCTACTTAGTGAAGCTGCTAAATATTACGATCCTGAAATTTTCGTCGCCATGATTTCTTCTGTTTCTAAGGGTCCAGGAAGTATCGTGGTTATTGAATCGACTGCGAATGGCCGCGAAGGTCCCGGAGAAGCATTCTACGAATATTGGAACGAAGCCGTAGCCGGTAAAAATGGATATATTGCTAATTTTGCATCATGGCTCGAAGACCCAGATTTCATTCGTCCAGAGGAAGAAGCCGAAGATGCTCCTCGGGACGATCTTGAAAAAGAATTAATGGCTCCTCCCTTTAACGCAACGCGAGAACAGATTGCATGGATGCGAAGGACCAAAGCGGAAGATTGCAGAAACGTGGAAACTGCTTTTTTGACGGACTTTCCCCATTGTCTTTCGGGGAATACTAGAGTTCAGACATCCAGGGGGATTATTTATCTGTCGGAACTAAAGTTGGATGATAGAGTTTCCGGCAAAAATATAATCGGTGTGTTCCATGAGGGGGAGCAACCAACAAAAAGGATAACATTCAATTCGGGACGTGAAATAGATGTTACAGATGAACATCTATTCCCACTATTAAGCGGTAAATTGACTCGCGTATCTGATCTAAAAGTTGGGGATACGATCCCTCTTTCAATTCTAGATTTTGCGCCATCCTATTATTTGGTTCAATGGGAAGATTTTGGTGGGGTTAAATGCCATCTTGTAATAGATGAAGATTGGGGAAGATTTCTCGGATATTTCATGGGAGATGGTAGTTATCATGGTGCTCAAGTATCGATTTGCTGCACTAGGAAGGATGATGATGTAGTGGAGGATGTTGAACGCCTTTTTGACAAAATTTTGGGAGGCCATCAAACTAGAAATCCTTCGGTTGGATCAACCGAAATAAGAGTTTCTCGTCCAGCATTTCTTGGCCTTATGGAGAAATTGGGAATTCGTGCAACTGGATTGGATAAAAGGGGCGACCGTCTCCCAATGAGAAAAGTATGCGTCCCAGAATGTATTTGGCGATCTCCGAGGATTGTGGTGCGAGAATTTATACGTTCATTATTCGAAGCCGATGGTTGGAATGCATGGGAAGGCCATAGTATAAAATTTTATAGTCAATATCGGAGTTTCGTGCAGGAAGTTCAACTTCTCCTCCTTGGATTTGGAGTTACATCCACGATAAAACGAGCCAGTACACGAAGGGAAGGAAAGGTTTTTGAAGGGTGGTGGTTATATCTGAGAGCTAGTGAATCTCTTAGATATCATCAGGATATTGGATTTATTGGTAAGCGGAAAAATGTATGCGCTCCCTATAAACATTTGGGAAGAAAATCTCTACCAATCATTTTAGCTGATACGATATCGACCATCGAAAGTGTTGGTCTTCGGGAAGTTTACGATGTCAGACTTACCGGAGATAATCTTTTCAATGCAAATGGACTAATCACACATAATTGCCCGGAAGTTGCCTTCCAAATCAGCGGCGATCCTGCGCTTCCGAGAGAAGAATTGGCATACTGTGAAAAGACGATTAGACCACCTATTGCAAGAGGAAAATTCTATCGTCCTTCACCTCACGCTAAAATTGAATTTCACAAAGACGATAACGGTCCTGTATTCCTATGGAAATATCCGGTAAACGAAAACAACAAACCTGATGGATTACACTATTTCATTGGCGCAGATGCGGCTCTCGGAACTGAGGAGGGTGATTTCACAGCTTATTGCTGTTTATGCGGGGAAACTGGGGAACTCGCGTGTCGATTTGCAGAAAGAGTGCCCCCTGAAATTCTAGCCGAGCAACTTAATATGTGCGGGAACTTCTATAATCTCGCAATGGTCAATATTGAATTGACCGGGAATTTAGGTCGATGGGCGCTCAAAGTTTTGCGGGATACATATAGATACTCCAATATTTATACATGGAAAGGAAGGGATGATCGCAGACGTGGGAAAACAAGAAGTATATCTCTTGGATTCGAAATGAACCAAGCTACGCGACGACTAATCGTAGATGCTGCTCGTAGTGGTATCAGGATGGGCATGAATTTCCAGCCTGGAGGCTTGGTATTGAATGACCGAGCCTTAATGGGACAAATTGGCGGTATGACAATCAAAGAATGGCGGTGGGAAATAAAGCGCGACCATGATGATATCGCCGTAGCCTGGATGATAGCCTGTTTGACACGCGAACAATATCCTCCTCCCCGGATGAAGTTCGCTCCGAAAAATATTCTAGAACCACAAAGCCCACGGGAAATGTTACAAGGGATTCCCGTGAAAGAAGAAATTTCTGGCATGATACGTCGTGAAATGACTATGTTTATGAAGGCCGCGAAGACAAAACATCGTGACCGGTTAGTTGGAGTGTGAAATGCCAGCTTATTCTCGTGGCGATGCGAGCCTAGAATCCTACCTCGTAAAAATCATTGCCGCTCTGTGCAAAGAGCGTGGTGGAGAGATTCGGGTCAAAGGCGAATTAATCGACGTAATCGACCAGCCGGTTACGCTAATGAAAAGTTGGGATTCGATCTCGCAGGAGTTAGTACTTCGGACCACGATGGGGACATTTACGGAGGTTTATCGCGTGATCCCGGAGAAACAGCCGACCAAGGAAGTGATTGCCGCCGATCCGATCCGAAAACAGGTCCCCGAGGAGCCGAATCTGTTTGCTCCGAAGGGGTCCACACTTGATGACAATAAGCTCACCGAACTCGAAAGGCAGTTGACTAAACGCAGGGTTGCGTCGATGATTAGCGAGGATTTGAAGAAACGGCAGCGTCAGCCGGAGGCTTGAAAATGGACGAGCACGAAGTCGTATTACG